CTCACCCTTCATATAATAGTAAGCCTCTATTAACGATCCGTAAAGTAAAGCAAATGGTGCATTTGTACTAAGCCATGTTGTACCACTATCTAAACCTGCTGTTAAAGAAGCGGGTTCATAAAAGTAATGTAGTTCTATATTGTATGCTTGGTCTGGCACTGGACCTAAGATAAAGGTAGTTTCATCAAACTGACCATAGTATTTAGGTTTAGCTCTTTTACTTACTGTAGTTGCGTCATTTGAATACTCTCTCATAAAACTAGCGTGTTTCAGTAATAAGTAATCATAAACATTGTTTTCTATTACAGCTAAACTAAAGGTTCTTATAAAATCTGTTGGCTTAGTTAGGTAAGTATTACCAGCTGTTAGTTGCCCAGTTACATTTTTTCTAAATACATTTAAGTTTGCACTTTTTAAAATCCTTTCTTCTGCTGTAGTTATGAAGGTAGGTAAAGTGGCTACGAAAGCAGTTTCTTCTGTATCTAAATAATTTTGTACAGTTGTTTTTAGTGTGCCGTAAGTAAAACTCATAGTTAATTATATCATTAAATTTATGGTGTATTTGCTTGTCCACCCATGCCAGAGTGATTAGTACAGTAATAATAAAGTGTTGGTGCTCCACCTGCTACAGTTATTTGTGTGTAAGCTCCAGCACTGCCCGGAGTACCACTAGTTGTTACCCCTGTAGTGTATTCAGAGCCTCCGCCATGCGTACCATTAGCTGTGGTTGAAAATCTTAGTGGGTGTCCAGAGTTACTAGAATCAGATTGGTCAAATCTATATGTGCTACCCTCAGATAAATTTAAAGTAGGGTATACAACTCCATCTATATAGAACCTATTAGCACCAGCGTAAGAAGCTACCGTAACTGCATATGTAGTTACATTTGTAGAAAGAGTTGGCGTACCTAATGAACTTGTTGCGACTTGTCCTGTCAAACTAAATGTAGCTGTATTTGAGTCTGGGATAGCTACTACATCTGCTCCCGCTTCTACACTTCCTAAAGTGCTTACTATTCTAAAACCATTGATATTACTACCAATAACATCATCACTAATTACTTTACCACTAAATACTTCTACATCTGTATTTGGTCTAGGGTCGCGTAATGCTTCTGGGTCAGCAGGTCTATTTTTAGGTTGTAGTTGTGGGTGTTTTGTATCAAAACATTGTGGACAAGACTTTATGCCATCCCACTGTTTTTTAAGTCTTTTTAATTTGTATCTCTGACCACATTGGTCACACAGACCGTATGCGTATTTTGCCGTAGCGAAAGTCATGTTAAGACCCTACAAATTTAGAGCTACCTCCTTCTCTATCCATGAATGCTGCTCTATTAAATTCTTCGTCATAAACTGTTTTTAGATTTGCCAAAGCTGCAGGGTTTCTTTTCATAGCTAAGTAATATGCTAGTCCTGCTACCATGCAAGGTATAAATCTAAATACTATTTCCATGTTGTTTGTGTAGTCTCCTGCATCTTGTATTCTAGTCAACGCATTGTAAATTAATGTGTCAGTAGAATTTTCTGGTGTTGGAAACAAATAAATTCTAGGTGTTGTTTGTCTATCTAAAAAATATTGGTTTGGTCTACCTGTGCTATCTTTTGATGGCGTGTATAAATAATCAGAACGACTAATTCTACTTAATTGTATATCAGTACCACTTCTTCTAATCACAGCTTCAGTAATATCAACTACATCAGTGCCAATGTCTATGTAGTTAGTTCCTGAAGTAACTGTGACTGAGCGTTGTTCTATTGTCCATTGATTAAGTCCACGGTTAGCCCAATCAGCCATCATAATATTTAATGACCTTCTTGCACTTTCTAAATCGTACCCTGTTCTTAATTCAACTCCACAACGCTCATAAGCTTCTTCAATAAGCTCATCAACGCTCAAGTCAAAGGCTGTAGTACCTGAAGTTGCCACTAATTACCCTGTAAAAAATATAGTTACTCTATCTATGTTAGATAGTGTTGCATGTATACCATCTACAAATAATATCCCATTGTCTGGAATATTTAATGTTTCTGTAGCATTAGCACTTACAGGTAAAACTAATAATGTTGAACCTGAACTAGTATTTTTAAAAGTAACTGTGCCATCTGAAGACCCACCTGACACAACAAAACCACGAAGCCTTGAACGCTTAGTAGTCATGTCGCCAGTTGCGGTTACAGATGATGTTACAACATCAGAACCTGTCATTCGTCCTGCCATAGTTAGCTCCTATTATGCAGTTGGTGAGTCAGACGCAATTCCAAAGAATT